TCTTTGGTTGTTGTCATATATGGGTGAAGAAGTTGTGGTGTTTGTACAGCGTTGGAGTGAGTTAGAGAATGCTGCTGCAAAACTAGAGAAACTAGGCTATTATAAAAACTATGAGCCTGATGACTATAAACGGCATATACTGATGCGTAGACAAAGGAGTGTTTAAGATGCCAGGTAAAAAATTCCCAGATTTGACTGGAGACGGAAAAGTCACACAAGCAGACGTTTTGAAAGGTCGCGGTGTCAAAGGTATGATGCGCGGTGGCCCTGTTAAGATGATGCGTGGCGGTAAGGTCAAAGGCATGATGCGCGGTGGTAAAGTTGGCTTTGCCCAAGGCGGTTGTGTTATGGTTAAAACAAATCAAAACCCACATATGAGCTAAAACCATGACAACTTCAGGTTCAAGAGACTTTAACTTAGACGTAGGTGAGATCATCGAGGAAGCGTATGAACGCTGTGGCCTCGAAGTTCGCACGGGCTACGATGCTCGAACAGCGCGTCGGTCATTGAACCTGATGTTCGCGGACTGGGCAAACCGTGGTTTGAACCTTTGGACTGTTAAGCAGGGGACAATCACCCTGACGGCAGGTCAAGCACAGGAAACTCTGACCGATGATGTTGTGGATCTGTTGGAGGTTACGCTTCGCCGGAGCGGTACAGACTATGAGGTCGAGCGGATCAGCCGTGGTGAATACGCTACGTTGCCGAACAAAACTACGCAGGGCCGCCCAAGTCAGTACTACTTTGATCGTCAGATTGATCCGGTGATTAATCTTTGGTCAGTTCCAGAAAACTCTACCGATCAGTTGATTTACTACTATGTTCGGAGGATCGAGGATGCAGATACTTTGGTTAATACTACTGATATGCCTTTTCGTTTCTATCCTTGTATGGTGGCTGGACTAGCTTACTACATGGCGATGAAACGTGCGCCAGAGCGTGTACAGCTTTTGAAGTCTGTGTATGAGGAAGAGTTCCAACGTGCAGCGGACGAAGACGAAGGTCGAACACCATTAAAGCTACAGCCTAGCTTGAGTTACTTGAGGGTTTAATGGCATACGCTAGCGGAAAAAATGCTTGGGGTATATCGGATCGGTCAGGTCGCCGTTACCGTCTTCGTGAGATGAAGGTGGAGTGGACGGGAGCCAAGGTCGGTCCAGATGAGTTTGAACCCAAGCATCCGCAGTTGTTTCCGCCAAAGGCGTATCCAGACCCCCAGGCGTTGAGAAATCCACGCCCAGACACAAAAGAAACGGTTCAAGCGTATGTCGGTGTTCCGTTGGTAGAAAACCCAAACTTGACTAGCCCTCGTGGGGTAGGCCAGGTTGGAACAGTTACGGTGAGTACGTCATGAGTTTTACATATGCAGAGCTAAAACAAGCTATTCAGGACTACACAGAAAACTCGGAGACATCTTTTGTCACTAACCTTCCCCTGTTTATTCGTCAGGCGGAAGAACGTATTCTAAAAAACGTCCAACTTAGTTTGTTTCGCAAGAATGCTACAGCGGCGACAACTGCTTCTAATAAGTACTTAGCTTGTCCTAGTGACTTCTTGGCTCCTTTTTCTCTTAGCCTAGAGGGTACGGACGGTGATAAGTTTTTTATAGACTTTAAAGACGCTTCGTTTATTCAAACGTACACGCCAGATGCTACCACAACAGGTGCGCCAAAATACTATGCACAGTTTGATGTGGATAACTTTATCTTAGGGCCGACTCCTGATGCAGCTTATACAGCGGAGTTGCACTATTTGTATCGCCCTGCAAGTTTGACGGCTGGCGCAGACAGCGGAACAACGTGGCTTAGTGAGAACGCAGAGATGGCTATGTTGTATGGTTCGTTGATCGAAGCCTACATTTACATGAAGGGGGAACAAGACGTTATGGCTATGTATAACTCTCGTTTCCAAGAATCCATACTTGGTGTTAAGATGCTAGGTGAAGCGAAAGAAACAACAGATCAGTATCGCACTGGTATGGTTATAAGGGCTAAACAATAATGTTTGAGTTTGAAGTAAGTGTTCCGAAAGATGAGCCGATTGTAGGTGTTCGCACCACAGAGAACCGTGGCTTTACTCCTGAAGAACTAGCGCAGCAATGCGTAGAAAAAGTGATTTCGGTTTCCGATAGTGCCCATCCTGGCATACGGGACCAAGCTCGTGCTTTTTCAAAGCACATCGAAAAGCTGGTTGCATATTATATGCGACAGGCTATTCGCAGCGACCGCACAACAGTGTATAATGCGCTTAATGATGCGGGACATCCCGAACTGGCTGAACTAATAAGGAGACTTTAAAATGGCTTTCAGCGGAAACTACATGTGTACGTCTTTCAAGCAGGAACTGCTTCAGGCACAGCATGACTTCACAGCGTCAACTGGTGATACACTTAAGTTGGCACTATACACCAACAGTGCGTCGTTTGATGCGTCTACAACAGACTATACAACAACAAACGAAGTTACTGGGACAGGATACACAGCGGGTGGTGGTACGTTAACAAACGTAACTCCAACAACTTCTGGTACAACAGCGTTCACTGATTTTGCGGATCTTACCTTTTCATCTGCGACCATTACGGCTCGTGGTGCGTTGATCTACAACACAACGACTGGTTCTGGTACAGGCACAACAGATACGGTTGTTGTTCTAGACTTTGGTGCGGATAAAACATCTACGGCTGGCGACTTCCAAATCGTATTTCCAACTGCGGACGCAACAAACGCTATCATTCGTATCGCGTAACTGAGTAAGTTCTGTGGCTGCTGGTTGGGGTCGCGACACCTGGTCCTCTGGTGAATGGGGTGTCCCGACAGGAATTAACGTAGACGTAACAGGTGTCGAGGCCACAGGTGGCGTCGGCAGTGTTACTGTTATTGCGGAAGCTGTCGTTAGCCCAACTGGAATTGAGAGTACTGGTGGTGTTGGCAGCGTCACAGTCACTGGTATAGCCAATGTTACCGTAACAGGTGTTGAAGCCACAGGAGAGGTTGGTACTGCTACAGCTACCGCCGCAGCGGATGTCGATGTAACAGGTGTTGAGGCTACGGGCGGTGTTGGTGATGTAACGATCACTGGCGCAGCGGAAATCCCAGTCACTGGTTTAGATGCTACTGGTGGTGTTGGTAGTGTTACGATTGCGGCAGCGGCGGTTGTAGACGTAACAGGTGTTGAAGCCACTGGCGGTGTTGGCGATGTCACAGTTGCAGCGGCAGCGGATGTTAGTGTCACGGGTGTTGAAGCCACTGGTGGTGTTGGCGATGTCACAGTTGCAGCAGCAGCGGTTGTAGATGTAACCGAGGTCGTTGCGGTAGGCAACGTCGGCAGCGTCACGGTCATCGAAGGCACAGGGGTCACGGTAAACGTCACGGGTGTTGAAGGCACAGGTGGCGTGGGTGATGCATCTGTGTCGGCAGGCGCGACTGTACCGACAACAGGTCTGGAAGCGACTGGTAACGTCGGCAGCGTTTCAATCATTATACGCACTAATGTAGACGTCACGGGCGTTGAGGGTACTGGCGAAGTTGGTGATGTCACGATTAGTGGTGGTGCTAATGTCCCAGTTACTGGCTTGGAGGCTACAGGTGGCGTGGGTCAAGTTCTTGTTTGGGGAAGGATTGTGCCAAACCCTGGAACAAGCTATACTGAGGTAACACCGAGTCCTGGCACAACTTGGACAGAGATTGCGGCATAGGTGAAATAAATGGCTAGTACATACTCAAACAGTGGTATCGAACTGATCACGACAGGCGAACAGTCTGGTACGTGGGGTGATACAACAAACACAAACCTTCAGATCATTGATCGATTGGTCAATGGTGTTGGTGACATTACGTTATCGGGAACCACCCATACTCTTACGACATCGGATGGGTCTCTTTCGGATGGTCATTTCCGTGTGTTGGTATTTGGGGGTACGCCGAGCGGCACCAATACGGTGACGATTACGCCTAATGACGTAGAGCATTTGTATTTTGTGCAGAACAACTCTGGTCAGAGTGTGATTCTAACGCAGGGTACGGGCGGCAACATTACGATTGCGAATGGTGCAAGTGCGATTGTGTACTGTGACGGTGCGGGATCTGGTGCCGAGGTTGTAGAACTAAGTGCGGGTTTTGACCCTGAAGACTACCTGCCGCTAAGTGGCGGTACTATGACTGGCAACCTCAACCATGGCGATAGTGTCAAGGCGCAGTTTGGTGCGGGTAATGACCTACAGATTTACCACGATGGGTCTAATAGTTATATTAAGAACAATACTGGCGTGATGCGTATTCACGGTACAGAAGTTCAAATTAAAGACGAAGATAATAATGAGACGCTTGCCGTGTTCAATCCTCAAGGGTCAGTCGATCTCTACTACGACAACAGCAAGAAACTCGCCACAAGCAGCACCGGAGCCGATGTAACGGGCAACTTGTTGGTTACAGGAAATGCAGAGGCGGTTGTTAACATTCAAGGTACGACGGCGGGAGGTTCGTTTGTTAACTTTGGTGACAACACTGACGCGAATGTAGGTCAAATTGGTTACGACCATACTTCTAACTACATGCGCTTTAAGACCGCTGATACAGAACGCATGCGCATCGACAGCAGCGGTAATGTTGGGATTGGGGTTACAAATCCAAGCAATAAGTTTCAAGTTTCGGACTCGGCTGGTGGTTCAATCGCATCATTTACGAACACAACCTCTGCCGATCTTTCAATCAATTTAACAGCTGGTGTTTCGTTGATAAGTCCATCGACCGGCATATTGGCATTGGGGACATCTAACACAGAACGCATGCGCATCGACAGCAGCGGTAATGTTGGGATTAATGATAGCTCACCGAGCCATAAGTTAGATGTGAACGGGAACATAGCTGTAAGTCAGGGCAGTAGAATTTACCTTACAAATGACAGTGGATTTAGCCCAAATATTACGAATAAAGACGCATCAAATGCGATGCAGTTTCTAACTGGCAATGTTGAACGTATGCGCATCGACAGCTCTGGTAATGTTGGCATTGGGACGAGTTCACCTCAGGCAAAAATGCATATTGATGGGGGTTCTTCATCTAATATATTGCAGCTAAGTAACACAGCAGTTGGGTCAACGGGTAGTGATGGCGTGGTTTTGGGGATGTCTGCGTCAGATGTTTATTTCTTCAATAGAGAAAACACAGCTTTTCGTTTTGGAACAAACAACACAGAACGCATGCGCATCGATAACAGCGGTAACTTGCTAGTGGGCACTACAAGTGCATCAACAACTGTAGCGGGTGCCAGATTAAAGTCGGTTGGTCGGGGTGACTTTACTGTCGATGGTGGCACTTGCTCAGTTATGAACCGTTTGACAAATGATGGTAATCATATTCAGTTTGAAAAAGACGGAACCACTGTGGGAAGTATTGGGGTTACTGGCGGTGACTTAATGATTGGTCAGGGGTCAGTTGGTATTAGATTTCTTGATTCAGCTCCAGCTTTGTATCCAACAGTCGTTACTACTGGGGCCACAGCAAGTAATACTATTGATGTTGGCACAACAGCAGCAAAATTTAAAGACGCACACTTCTACGGCACAGTAAACGCAGCCAACTTCAACACCACCTCAGACGCTACCTTAAAGACCAACGTAGAGACACTGACAGGCTCACTGGATGCAGTGAAAGCAATGCGTGGTGTCTCATATGATTGGATTGAAAGCGGCAACTCAGAGGTCGGTGTAATCGCTCAAGAAGTAGAAGCGATTGTGCCAGATGTCGTTAGCACAGATGACCAAGGCATTAAATCGGTCAAGTATGGCAACCTTGTCGGGGTGCTAATCGAAGCAATCAAAGAACAACAGGCTCAGATTGACGAGCTAAAAGCCAAGTTAGGAGATTAATTATGGCAGTTACACATACCTGGACAATCCCTACAATGGAAAGGGAAGTATCCGACGGCGGCGTTATTATTGCGCATTGGCGTTGTGACGGTTCTGAGACAGTAGGAAGCGGCGATGATGCGGTGACATATACTGACGGTCAGTATGGCACATGCGCATTTACTTATGATGCCTCTTCGCCAGACTTCACGCCTTACGCAGACCTAACCGAAAACCAGGTTCTTGGCTGGGTTTGGGGACAGATTATCCAGTCAGACGTTGAAACGGCGATTACGGATAACATCAACGCTCAGATTACACCAACAACCGAAGACGGAGTTCCTTGGTAATGGCAATCACGTACACATATACGATCACGGAAATTGTTCATGAAGATGTAGTGAACAACTACGGGGAAACGCTTCCTGACGCGATTACGAATGTGTACTGGCGTTGCACAGGCGTAGACGACACCGACAATGTTACGGGCATAATGGAAGCAAGTATGCCTTTCACTACAGGTGAGACACGCCTAGCGGATTTTGTTGCCTTCTCTAGTGTAACAGAAACCGATGTGATTAACTGGATCAAAGCCGTTTGGCCTAATGATTCTGAGCTTGTTGTCGGCAGTGAGATCGAAAGAAAACAAGCGGAGTCGTATACGACAGACCTACCCTGGAATAGCTAATAGTGGGAGTTCACGAAGATGGCTATAAAAGTAAACAGCACAACGGTTATAGACGATAGCCGGAAACTAAGTAACCTTTCTAGGATTGTAATACCTTCAGGTGCTTCAGGCTCCAGACCTAGTAGTCCTAATACGGGGTCTTTGTTTGTTAACACAGGGACAAGTAGCGGTCAGCAACTAGAGTTTTACAACGGGTCTACGTGGAAGACCCTAACGTCTAACTAGGTGCCACCATGGCGATAAAAGTTCAAAGCACAACAGTTATAGACGACAGCCGAGTTGTTGAGAATCTAGGCTCTTTTGTTATTCCAAGTGGAACCACGGCCCAACGTCCGAGTTCCCCTGCCCTTGGTACGTTATACTTAAACACTAGCACCAGTGAGCTAGAGGCTTATTCTTCTTTAACCAGCCCAGGAGGATACAGTACTCAGTTTTCTGGGACGACTTTATGGATGGACAGCCGCTCATGGACTCCCTCCAGTCCGGTAGACACTCAGTATGGAATTGAGTTTACTACTTCAGAAACAATGAAATCTACTAATGGGAGAGATCATAGGATCAGCTATGTAGCAACTCTTGGTTACTACCAAGGCTCCTACTACACTGCCAATCAAAACTTCAGTAACGTCGTCCTTCCTGCCGATGGCACGGCTGTAAGCGTAGGAAGCGTTGCGTTTCAGTTTTCAGGGGTACAAGGGAGTGTTTTATTAGAGGAGTATAGCCCTGGTGGGGCTACGAATCAGTGGGTAAAAATAGGAGCTTGGTCGTAAGATGGCGATAAAAGTTCAAGGTACAACTGTAATTGATGACTCCCGTGTGATGTCAAACCTTACGCAGTTTGAGATCCCCAGTGGCACGACAGCGCAGCGTCCTTCTAGCCCTTCTAATTATACAATGTACTTAAACACTACATTGAGTCGCTTAGAGTTTGCTCTGACAACCACACCTTCCCCTGGGTATAGTACTCAGTTTTCTGGAACTACATTATACAAGAGCAGTAGGTCGTGGACTCCATCCAGTCCAGTAGACACCCAGTATGGAATTGAGTTCACCGATTCGGAGACAATCAAATCTACTAATGGGTTGGCCCATAGAATTAGCTATGTAAACACCATCGGCTATTACCAAGGACAGTATTACACTGTTGCGCATAACAAAAGTAACGTGATCCTTCCAGCCGATGGTACGGCTGTAAGTGCGGGGTCTGTTGCGTTTCAGTTTTCAGGGGTACAAGGAAGCGTCGTGTTGGAAGAATACTCAGATGGAAGTCCTGTTACTTCTTGGTACTCATTAGCGACTTATAGTTAGGAAGATCAATGCCTCTAAGTAAGTTACAGTTTCAACCAGGAATCCGAAGAGAAGGCACCCGCTACTCAAACGAGGGTGGATGGTACGACTGTGACTATGTCCGTTTTAGATCAGGCTATGCTGAAAAGATTGGCGGGTGGACCAAGGCTGTAGGTACGGCGTTTGCTGGAACTGCACGAAAGCTCCATAACTTTGTGGACTTGTCTTCTAATAACTACCTATTCATCGGCACAGAAAAGAAAGCCTATCTAGAAAACGGGGGCGTATATACGGACATTACCCCTATTCGAAGAACCGTGACCCTTGGTTCTAATCCGTTTGATACAACGGGTGGAGCAGGTTCTGGCGTTATTACGGTAAGTGACACAGCGCATGGTGCAAAGGTAGGAGACTACGTTACCTTTTCTGGAGCAACAGCGTTTGACGGTTTGACCACGGATGACCTTAATCAAGAGCTTGTAGTCGTGTCTGTTCCTGACGCTGATACTTACACTGTAGACACAGGGGGATCGGCTACAGCAGGTAGCGTAACAGGTGGTGGTTCTTCTGTTAGTGCAGCTTATCAAATTAACGTCGGTCTAAACACCACGGTTCTTGGTCCTGGTTGGGGCGCAGGCACTTGGGGTCGATTTAGTTGGGGATCGGCTGCGGGTAGTCTTGCAGGGCAAACCCTTCGTTTGTGGTTTGCTGACGACTTTGGAGAAGACTTGATCTTCAACGTGGCGGACGAAGGCATTTATTACTGGGATGCTTCAGTTGGTGGCAGAGCGGTAGAGTTGTCTTCTTTGACGGGCGCGAATGAAACACCCACAGTTGCGCGGCAGACTCTAGTGTCCGAAGTTGACCGCCATGTTATTTGTTTTGGTTGTAATCCAGTAGGCTCTTCCGACCAAGACCCTTTGCTTATCCGTTGGTCTAGCCAGGAGAGTTTAACGGATTGGAACCCAACAGCGACAAACACCGCAGGGGATCTACGATTAGCGCAAGGTTCTGAGATCGTTACGGCGGTTCGAACATCGCGCCAAACGCTGGTATTTACAGACCGCAGCTTGCACTCTTTGCAGTTTACAGGCCCTCCCTTTACCTTCGGGATTGGACAGTTGGGCGACAACATTCAGATTGCGGGGCCAAACGCAGTGGTCGCCGTCAACGATATCGTGTTCTGGATGGGTCGTGAAAACTTCTATCTATACGATGGTCGTATTCAAACAATACCTTGTGCGGTTCGTGATTATGTCTTTGGTGATTTGAACCGTAACCAGTCATTTAAGATTTACGCGGGTTCTTTGGCGAGTCAGTCAGAAGTTTGGTGGTTCTACCCTTCAGAGGATTCTTCGGAAGTTGATCGTTATGTGGTGTACAACTATTTAGAACAGGCTTGGTATTATGGGACATTAGCGCGGACTGCTTGGATAGACCGAGGAGCGGGGGAGCGGTCTTACCCACAAGCAGCGGGTACGGATAGCTTTATCTACAACCATGAAGACGGGTTAGATGATGGGTCACAAGACCCTGCGGTAGCTATCGATGCGTACATTGAAAGTGCAGATTTCGACATAGGTGACGGGGATCAGTTTATGTTTATCCGTCGGATACTGCCAGACTTGTCTTTTTATAACTCTACTGCGGCAAACCCTGAAGTAGTTATGGAGATGACTGCCAGAAACTTCAGTGGTAACACATCTAACGGCAGTGACTCTGGCACAGTGGTCCGACAGACCCTTGCAGGTGGAGCGCACGACTACACCGATCAAATCTTTCTTCGGTTGCGTGGTCGTCAGATGTCGTTCAAAGTAAGTAGTGACACAACCGGAGTGCGGTGGCGTTTGGGTGCGCCCCGACTTGACGCAAGGGCAGACGGTAGACGATGAGTAGGAAACTAATACGTCAAATCCTACCCGTGGCGGAAGCCACGTATAGCCAAAGGCAAATGAACCAACTTATTGGTACGTTGTCTCAGCTTATTGACGAAGTTAGAAACCCACTAACAAACATTCCGGAAATCCCTCCTTCTAGTGCTGCAAACACTTTGGTAGTAGGGGATATCTTTGAAGCGGATGGTGTGCTAAATATAGTACAAGGTAATAAAGCATACACTGGAGCGTCCTTTGCGACAGGTTCAGTTGGTTCAGTTACGGTGACAACGACATGACAGATACAATAATCACAATGCCAGATGGAGGTCGCTGGAAACCTTCAACAAGTTCTGATACAGTACATTGTGTAAACTGTAGTAACGCAGTAGACACGCCAGAAGAGATCGCAAGCTACCCTAACGGGAATTGCCCTGATTGTGGGCAGACTTGGACAGGCTCTGAAAAGCGCAGCACAAGTATTACTGTAACTGCCCCAGAAGCAATTTCGGGAGAGGCGTGATGGCTGACGAAAAACAAACAGAAAAGAAAACGGGCGATCTGTTCTCCTCGATTGGCGCACTCGTTGGCATGGTTGCTAGCGGCGGGAATCCTCTAGGCGCGGCCCTCGGCTCCGGACTTGGTAGTCTGTTGAGCGGCGGTTCTATGCAGGATGCTTTCCAATCTGGGGTCGGTAGCTTTTTGACAGGGTCTACAATGGGCAAAGCAGGCTTGGCCCTTGGTGCGCTGGGCGGTGGATCGCCACAGGCGCAGGGTGCAGGTCTGATGGATATGTTTGCAACACAGCAAGGTCGTCAACGTGCGGGACAAGGCGCAGCCATGGGAATGATTGGTGGTGGCCCAACAGGCGCAGTGCAGGGCATTTTGCAAGCGGCTGGTATCAACAACGCGCAAGGCCAGACAGACCCGATCATGGGTGCATTGATGCGTGAAATGCTTGATCAGCAGGATCGTCCTAAGTTCGAGCGCGTTATGTCTGATTTAGAAATGCGCCAATACGAGACAGGCGAACGCAATCCTAGCTATCGTGGGACAGCGGCTCCTGGTACACCTACTGTAAGCTACCGTCCAAAGACAATGGCGATGGGTGGTTTTGTTGAAGGCCCTGGTACAGGTAAGAGCGACTCGATCCCAGCAGCAATCTACCAAAACGGTGGACGGGTACAGGAAGCACGGTTATCGGACGGAGAGTTTGTCATGACGGCGGATGCTGTTAAGGGTGCAGGTGGTGGCAACCGTAATGCGGGGGCTGCGAAGATGTATCAAATGATGAACCAGTTTGAAAGGATGGCATAACCCATGGCGGAGGAAATCATCCAGAAGCAGATGACGCTTCTTCCTGA